CTGCACCACGGATGGAAAGGTGGTGCTGTCACACCTGCCTGAAAGTTCTTCATGTCATCCACATGACCATCCATCTGCTGACAGATTTCAGAAGTGTGGGAATCCAGTGTTGCAACCACTTCATACTTTTCCACACCAAGGTCATTGAAGCATTCCTTCTGACCTTCAGAAGCAAAATATGCTGATTCAGTCATGATCAGCCTTCCTGCCTGTGATTTGTTTCCGTCACACAGCTTGCTGATGCGTTTGATGGCATCATCAGGTCCCTTGCCAAGAATACACATCTGTGTCAGTTCTGTGTGAACCTGACTGACCAGTTGATTCTTTGCCTTCCAGATCTTGTCACTGAATGTCATACCATCAGCAGTCCAAGGTTTCTGAATGATCCGGTCAAGCCTTGCATTGTCAAGGGTTCCAATGTCCCAACCAATGCCAATACCCTTCTGGATTTCATAGGCTGACCGGAAATAGTCTTCAGTGAATACTTCCTTGGCTGTGTCTATCAGTGCTGTGCGTTCTGTACCAAATGCGGCTTCAGCGGCTTGCTGTGTCCGGATCTGAAGTGCTTCCAGTCTGCTGATATGGGTTCTTGCTGAAGCATTTTCAAGCTGTTTCATCCATCTGGGATCTATTGCATTGTCATGCCCATACTTGATATATTCATCAATGTCCCACCGCAGTTCCTTCAGTTCCTTGGCATTCAAGGAAATTTTTGCTTCCCGCAAACTGATTTGATTGTTGTTGGCATAACGCTGATACCAAGCATTGATTTCAGAATCAATCTGCCGCTGTGCCTTATCAAAAGCAGGTGTAACAGACTGCACTGCTTGAACTGCTTTGCTGTGGTTCATGTTTTCCACGGCAGTGAACCTTTTCTGCCAGTAATCAGCAGATTTCATCTGTTACACCTCACTTTCATTTAGATTTCTGAAAAATATGTGATTTCCCCACTTGAAGGTTTAACATCCGTAATCACATCCACATAATTCGTCCCCTGTGCGGGCGTGACGGGTACTGCCGTGTGCTGTGTGGTGACGGGCGTGGCAAGGGGATACCACACTGTCACGGGAGTTCCTGCGGCGTATTGTGCGGCGATGTAGGCTTTCCAATCCGTCAGTGATGTGATGGCATCGTATCTAAAGCCAGTTGCAGTAGAGGAATAAAAGAACATCGTCAAATCCTCGGCTCGGGCCGATGTCGCGGTTGAAAAGTCAAAATGTGAACAAGAGCCATGTTTGTCATCTCCGCCAGTCTTTCTGTCCGTTATGCTCGTATAGTAGATATGTTTTGTGCCGCTCGATTTCTCCGTCCAACTCTCCGTTCCATCCAACACCTTCACGCCCACATTCTCCACATGACTACCATCGGCAAAGTCAAAGGTATCAGCGTATGTGCTGACCTCGCCAAGCGGCTTGTCGATGTATACGGCGATGGTGGTGGGGGCTTGCCATTCGCTGTCTGTTGTGCGTTGGTAGAAGAGATATTCTCCCGACATTGCAGATTTGAATTTTGTTTCGTTATCAAAATCATCATCACGAATGGAGATACGATTATAAGACTTACTAGAACTTGCCCATTGACTGATTCTTTTATTTCCTGCTGGGAGATTACCTAGAGTTCCTGAACCATATTTTACACAATAGATAGTAGCGTAACTTAAATCCTGTTTTAAGTCCCTAATATTAGTACAAAAGTAAGTAACACCACTACTTGTATTCTTAGTCCAATTCAGCGTACCCATGTCAACCATACCACAATTACTTGCAATCAGTTCCGTCAGCTTGTATCCATAGGGGATATAAGATGTCGGGGCTGTGGACCCTTTAACGCAGATTGTATCGTGGTTTATAATGCTCGTGTCTGCGTGCTTATACACTCCGAATTTGCAATAAGCGGCATGCGCAGGCGCTGTTGCCGATACAGATGCGGCATTATTTATGGTCATTCTATTGAGAAATGTTTTCGCACTATTGTACCAACAAATTTCAAGCTGTCCGTAGCTAAAGACATCGCCGTTGTAAAATCCACAAACAGTAAGCGTATCACCCGCATTGCACTCAACATAATCGCTCATCTGCGCAGAACCGTCGGGGTAGTGGACAACTGCGCCGCTCCCGTTTATCCAATTGGTTGTGCTTTTCGATTTGTCCCACAGGTTCTCCGTCTTCTCACCGCAGCCCTTCACCCCAAGCGGATTTGTCGGCAATGGCAATTCAGCACCCGCAGTAAACGAGCCACTTCCTGCATTTGTGAAGAATGTGCCAGTCACGAAATCATACATACCGATGGCATTAGAGGAGTTTTTGGCTTGAACGAGGTTCAGCTTATAAGTGCCATCAGACTTCTTTATATAGAATGTCTTGAACATTGCAACACTCGTTGCTGAACCATGAGGGGCTGCTCTAATCTCATTTATTTCGAAATTTTCCAATGTCTGGTCAGATAATGTGCCGCTCCAAGAATATGTAGTACCATTAACAGTATATCCACTCGCATTCATTTTGACTGTGTTAAGAACATGGTCACCTATGTGCCACGCACTAAGAGGCACAGCATAAGCGCCACCACAAAATGAACCAGTGCCAGTTCCGCTTACGGCTACATAGCAACGAGTATAACCATTTACGCCGAATATTCTATTGCCAGCGTTATTAGCATAGAACTCGGCGTAGAGTTCATCGGTTGTGCTGATTGTTATACTTGGAATTTCGATATAGGATGTTTTATCGCCTTGCAAATAATCCAACAGCGTATACCCATCCGGTACAACATACTCCGTACCGTCAATGGTGATGGTGCGGACGCTGTTGCCTGTGATGATGTTGTGGACGATGGGCTTAATTCTGGACGGTGTCATTGATAACGGAAAAGCACCACTGACAGTCTTTTCTTTACCCTGCCGCCACAGCATCCGTCCCTGATCGTCAGTCACATTCTTGATGTATTTATTACCATCAAGAATTCTGAATGTATTCTGCGTGAACATGATTATTCACCCGCTTCCACATTGTGAATTGATCCAGTTGTTCCGTCCTCATAAGTAACAATATAATCCTTGACCTCATAAGCCAAGAATCTCTGCCATGCTTCACCATCCCAGTAATACCTTTTCTGATCATCATTGGTAACACGGACATCACCTGCATCATTTCCAGTTAGGGGAAGATCCGCATATGTTGCAACCGCAGGTTTGATCACATAGGGTGTGGGAATTTTGTGAAACTGCTCATCCGTATGCTTTTTAGAAAGTGCCAAAGTTACAATATCCATTAAAGTTCACCCCACCCATTCTTTCCAAGGATCTGGACATCACCGGAACCAGTGTCAAATGCTTCAGATCCTTCTTCAACAACAATGGGATATTCACCACCACGCAGGTGGTCATGTGCCTGAACAGTCACACCCTTTGCAGGAAGTGTTTCTGTTGCGGCATCAAACCTGATATGTAAAATTCCGTCAATAATATACCTTTTCACTGTTTTTCACCTTCCTTTCCTTCAGGACCCTTCTTGTCAGAATCCCCACTGCCATCCTTGCCACCATCCTTGCCATCATTGCCGCCAAAACTTCCTTGATACATTTCAACAGCTTCCTGCTTTTCATCATTCAGCTTTTTCAGTTCAGCCGCAGGATCATCAACCCAAGGATGATGGGCAATGATCGTTTCATCAGAAATGATTCCAACTGATTTAGAACAGTTATCAATCACTTCAGATTCATTCATCATCATATCCCTATCAAAGATAATGTTTACATCTGTATTGAAGAAATCACCAATTCCAGCATTGGCAAGGTAAGTGTTTACGAACCAAAGCAGTTCTTCAAAGCTTGCCTGGAATTCTGTTTCCATACCATTTGCATCCAAATCAATATCAGAATACATGGATTGAATATTCATCTGATTTGGATTGCCAGCAAGCCTATCATCCTTTGCATCATAGCCCATAGCATTTTCAATCAGGGCTTTCTTGAAGATTTCAAGGATTCCTTTGTAATTTTCTGCATTTACTTCAACCTGAAGGGCATCAACACCACCATCAGCACCATCAATGGTTTTAACCTTAACCGCACCATAGGTTGCTAAGTTGTGCCTGAATTCTGCTAAATTCTGCCCATCATAGTTCTTAATGATAAGAATTGTGTTCCTGGAATCTTCTTGCATATTGTTTTCAAAGTCTGAAAGCATTGTATTGATTCCATCCTGAAGGGATTTCAGCTTTTTAATAAGTGGGATTTCCCTATTATTGTATTTGAAAGGGATAAGGGGAACTTTGCCCCAGTTATAACCCTGTGCTTCACCGCTTTCATCCTGGAACACCATGTAATCACTTTGGAAGTTATCAGGTTCAGGAACAAGATTTCCTTCTGAATCAAGGTAATACCTTTCAATTCTATCAGGGTAATAGATTTCAACCCTTTCAATAATCTTCAGTTCATTACCTTCATACAGTTCAGCCTGGAACACCCTTACAACAAATTCAAGTTCAGTATGTTCAGCATCTTTCCAAAATGGAAGGATTTCAAAAGGTTCAAACCGATTGAACTTGAATTCACCATTTTCATCATAATAAGGATAAATCCAACCAAGCCCGCAATTAAGTGCATTTTCACCCATGTTCTTCAAGGTTCTATGGAAACGCTTGTTGAACACATCAGAAAGTGCAGCTTCATAGCCATCATCTTCAGTATCAAAAGTAAGTGGTTGCCCAAGAAGGTAATTGGTCTTTTGGTCAACCATCTTAGCATACTGGTTATCAACAATCTTGTTGTTTGGAAGGTTTTCCACTTCCTGAAGTTTTCCATCCTTGCCAATTACAGTTCTTTTCCTGGTAAGAATATCATGCTTACCCTGATAATAGCATTCACCAAGAATCATTTCTTTTCTTTGGGGGCTGTTCTTCCACCTTGCAATTTCCAGTTCAATGAATTCTTTTGTGGAAAGCTTAGAATCTGCCCCCTGTTTGATGATAGCACTGATTCTATCAACAGGGTTCTTGAAAAAACCAATCACGCTATCTTCACCACCTTTCCTTTACTCAAAACTAAATGTTTCACCCTTTAGAATATCTTCCAACGCATAACGCATAGCATCTAACAAATGGTTGAAATCATCAATGGGCTTGTTCAGCTTGCTTCCAGTCTTATCAACATCCCAAGTATAGTTGCCTATTTCAGTAAGGAAGTTCACACATCTTGGATGCACATAAATCTTAAAGCCCTGGATGAACTGAATACCATTGTTGATGCTGTCTTTTCCTTTTCTTGCTGCCTTGATGCTATAAAGCCCAAGTTCCCTAAGTTCATCAATTGATTTAGGTTCAGCAGAATCAGCAGTAATCTTTTCTTTTGCGTAACCCATCCCAAGGATGTTCTGATAAATCATCTTATTGGTAAGGGCTTTCTTATACATTTCATCAAACACATAAATTTCAGCTTTTTCAACATCCACCAAACCGCAAAACAGGGCTGAAGGGTCATTTGTATAACCAAAGTCCAAACCAAAAGCACTTCTGATATTGGGATGCTCTTTCTGAAATTCTGCTGTTCTATGGTCAAAGGCTTTTTCTTCCCAATTCTCATAAACCAAGCCTTCAACAATTCCCCAATCACCCAAGCCAGCTACCTTATACCGCCTTGGATTGTTCTTCTTCATTTGTTCAAAAACCCTTAAATCTGCTGCATCCAACCATTCATTGCAAAGGTAGTTGGTTGTTTTAGCCATCACATCAGGGTTATCAGCATCATCAAAGAACCTTTTCTTAATCCAATGTTTTTCATTCCAGGGGTTGAAAGTCAAAGTTATTTGTTTGAACAGTCCTTCAGGAACTTCACCACGAATTGATTCATCAAGCATATCAAAATCAGCTTCATTCATGATTTCATACGCTTCTTCAATCCACATCCAGCACAAATTACCAACTTCAACTGTGATAGATGTGATTTTCAAGGAATCATCCAAGCCCCTGAAATAGATTTTCTGCCCTGTTGGGGTATAGGTCATTTCAAGCGGGGATTCTTTAACTTCCCAATATGCCTGAACACCCAATCTGTTGATTGCCCATTTCAATTCAGTGAAACAGGAATCTTTTAAGGTTCTGAACACCTTTCTTACAACAAGCAAATTTGCACCTGGATATTTCATCATGTTTGTAATAAACCAAAGTGCAGTTGTTTTGCTTTTCTTGGATGCTCTTGAACCTTTGCAAACTCTGTATCTTCCTTTGAAGTTCCAATAATCCTTATAGCCTTTCCCAACAGCTTCAGGAAGGCTAACCACTTTCACTTTATTCTTCAAGGTTATCTTCACCCACAATCATTACAGGCAAAGCACCTTCAAGATTTACCTTATCAGTGAACAAACCATAACGCTTACCAAGCAATTCAGCAGCTTTCAAGCGTTCTTTTGCACCAACATCAATATCAGTGATTGTTTGAATTCCTTCACCAACAAGCTTCAAGCACTGTTCAGTGTGTTCACCACGCATTACAGAAGTCAGGTATTTCATAACTTCTTCAGCGGATGCAACCTTTGCAGAACTCATTTCATCAAGCTTCTGTTCAATGTAAGCTTTAACCTCAACATTACTCAACAATCTGTTTCCCGCTGATTCAGCAGTTCTTTGTTTCGTAACATTAGGGTAAGCTGCTTTGTAAGCCCTGGTTGCATTACAATCAATCAGGTATTCATCACAAAACTTACGCTGCTTATCTGTCATGAAATTCACCTTCCTTTCTGCATAAAATAAACACACCTGAATCACTTCAGGTGTGTTTGTAATCTTTCACGCTACTATCATAGCATAGGTAAAACTATTATTTCCTATGTTCTTATGCTGAAAGAAGAAAATCCTTGTGCTTTTCCTGGAAGGCTTTCAAGGCTTGCTTGTGCAAGTGTAAAGTATGGGAATATGAAAAATTCATTTCAACAGCTATGTATTCCCATTCTTTCAGATTCAAATAACGCAGCATCAGAATCAGCCTGTAATCATCATTTTCAATGGCATCAATCTTTTCTGTGATTTCAGAATGAAGTGTTCTTAAATCATCAATTGCCTTTTGAATCTTTCTTTCACACTCAATCACTGCAATCACATCATCCTGAAGCTTTGTTTGGTTAGGGCTTGATTGCACCTTATCAGGATTCAGGTTCATTGCACCTATACCTTCAGCCTTTGTTTTCAGCATCAGAAGTTCTTCTTCCTTTGCCTTTATAAAAGAATCAATCCTTTTAGCCTTCTTCAAATAGGTTTTTGCTTGCATATATTCACCCCTTTCAAGGAAAATAAGTTGTTTTTAGGCTGTTCAAGGTCTTGTTCAAGGTTGTTCAAGGTTGATTTTATCTTGAACAACGAAAAAAGCCTGTATTTACAAGGGTTTCAGGGGTTTTTTTCTGTTCAATGTTCAAGATGTTCAAGATGATTTCCTTATACTTAATATTTTTAGATTTTTCTTTTACTTTTTTTCTCTATTTTTTTTTAATCTAATAATTCAAGTAATATATTATCTTGAACATCTTGAACATCTTGAACAAAACTCACCAAAACCCCTGTAAAATCAAGGGTTTCCGCTGTTCAAGGTTTACTTTCCAACCTTGAACAAATGTGTAACAACCTTGAACAACTTCTGCATTTTTAGGGAAAACTGCCACTTCCACTGCTGAAATAGGAACTGCCTGTTCCGCTTTTTCAGGATTCTTATAAACCGCCAAGCCTGTTTTGCAGTCAGTTCTATTTCACTTTCAAATTCATAGCGTTTAAGAACCTTATCTGAATTGGCTTCACCAGTTCTAAGAACCTGAACTTCATCAGTAAAAAAATTTGCAACAGTTTTCCCATCAATATAAATTTGTGCTTCAGTTTTTATGAAATCCTTGCCCATAATCACAACCCCATAAGGTGTGCTGCAATCATATCCGCTTGATGTGTCCAAAGCACATTTTCATATTTGTGAACAGCGTTAGTGTAGAACTTCCATTCAGAAGAATCCGTAAATGCTCCCATGTGAAAGCGAATACAGAACATTTCTTCTTCTGTAAGCTGAATCACGCTGGAAAGCATCATAACCGATTTATCACCATGCCCCTTCATTACAGGTTCAGGGTTGTATTCCCAATGTTCTTCTTCATCAACTGTGATTCCACCAAACAGTTCTTTACCAGGATTATCTACAACACAAATATAATCATCTGTTTTGCAAATATCGTGAAGCAGTCCAACAAGAATAGGGGAAATCTCCCGCTTCCACTTCAGCTTGTTGTTCTTGGTTAAAGTCTGAAGCACATTGGCAACTGCTATGGAATGTGTAACCAAACCGCCTGTTTCATTCCCATGATGCTTCACTGAAGCGGGGCAAACAAAGAAGTTCTTCTGTTTCAGGTAATCAATCAGTTCAGGTGTTGCATACTCACCTAACATTGAAGTTAATGCTTCAATTTTGTTCATCAGGTTCACCGCCTTTTTCAAAGATTTCAGGATTATCTTCAATTACCATGTGAAGAACATTTGCAAGTTCATCAACCTTCTTTTCGTCATGGTCTGTATAACCTAAATGGGCAAGCATACCATGAACCAGTTCATGAAGAAAATCCGCTTCCATTTTTCCTTCAGCGTTTGGACAAACCCTAATAACCAAATCACCATAACAGATTTCACCTGAATAATTCACGCTTCCAAGGTCAAGCTTATTGGTTATTTCAACTGCATAGGTTTTTGCACCAATCTTAACTTTCTTTGGTATTTTCATTCCTTGCCACCGCCTTTCAAATAATCCCTTACTTCATCAAGAAGTTCCTTCATGGTTGAATGCTTCTTGATGTTTTTGTTGTTTCTAACCACCTGTTCAATCATCCATTCATTTTCAGAATCAACCCTAAGTGTATTCTTTTGCGGGTCAATCAGAAGAAAATAATGTTTGGTTGTTTTCATAGCATTCACCTAAATTCCTTTCCAGTTTTCTTATCCACCAGGATAATTCTGTTTTTCATTTCAAAACCAGCTTTATCAATAATGTACTTGATAAACATTCACAAGTTCAGTAACCCGCTTCTGCTGAAGGTTTTCTTCCTTGATGATGTTCTTAGTTCCTTCAAATGCAGTAGGGTCAGGATAACCTTCTGAATTGTTTCTTGGATTATCTCTGTTTCCCATGTGTAAAATCCTTTCTTTCAATCTTTGTATTTGCTTCTTCCCAAAGGCAAGTTTGCAAATCTTCAATAGTAACATATCCTTTTTCAAAAGAATCATATAAATCAATGCACAAATCCACAAAGCGTTCTTCCCTTGGTTTTCCATCTTCCACCCGCTTCATCAGTTTTGGGTATTTATCGTGAATCACCATAACTGGAATAGCAAGCATCAGGAAAAATGCAAGGTCAGCAGCTTCATTGGTTGCATTGTATTTCATAGCAGCAACATCAGAAGCTTTGATGTTTATTACTGGTTCTTTCTCAACCTGAATTCCTTTCTTTTGCAGCTTTCTTCTTTGGGAACGATTCACAAGAATCACATCCCTTCAATATCATCAAACAGAACAGGAATCTTATTTTTGAACTGCTTCAGAAGCATCAGGGCAACTTCCCGCATTTGCGGATGTGCAGCGGGGGAAGTTCTAAGCTTCAGGAAGTGCCTGAATTCCCTGATGTTTGCAGTCATAACCAGTTCAGTTTTCAGGCTGTTTGGAAGAACCGCCCTTGCTTCTTGCGGGGTACAACCCCAATTAAGTAAATGGAAATAATAACTTTCAGAATCTTGCATTGCACAAATCCAATGCTTATAACCTTCAGTTCCTTCTTCCAGGAAGCAAGGCTTAATAACTGTGATTGAAGAACCAAACTTTTCATTGGAATAGTTGCAATAGCGGGTTGATTCCTGACAATAAGAAGCTAACCTATGCCTAACAATTTCATGGGTTACACCCCTATCACAAATGAATTTTACTGAAATGTTGTAATGTTCAAGCACCGCTTCATGCCCACGCTTGATAATTCCAGCTACAAACTTTTCAGCAGATTCAGGGGAAATCTTATCTTCAGACTTATAGCAAACCCTTCCCGCTGCTTCAATTGCCTTCAAGATGCTTTTACCATCAATAGGGGTAAGGATTTCAACACTTGGATTTATAACCTTCATTTTATTCAGCTTCCTTTCTTGAAAAATCGTTTAGTTCAGGCTTATTTTCAACAGTCCAAATAGCACACAAGATGTTCCAACAAAAAGCCCTATCATGCCTTTCATCATTTTCATTGTTCCGGTATCTAAGCAAATGCCTGATTGCTGAATCAATGTAACTGTGAACTGGAATTCCTTTCTGCCAGTTGTTTTCCCCATATTTCAAAGCACCTTCTTCAAAGTGCTTTGCCACTTCAAGAAGCATGGCATACAAGCTGAAGAAAGGGGAATCATTGCAGAATTCCTTCAGACAAGTATAAAGAAAACCAGTATCACCAGTATCTTTGAATAGGGAAATCCCCCTGATTTCTTCAGAATCAAGAAGGTTAGCAACCACCCCCAGGGGCATCAAATCACACCTTCCTTTTCCAGCTTGAATATCCCTAACAGCACCACTTTCAAAGTTGGTTCTGTTTCCACTGTCTTTAATCACTTTGAATCACTTCCTTTTCTTAAATACTCTGCAAACCATGTTGTTTTCACTTTTCAGGCGGGTTGAAACGATTTCAAACCCATACCGCATCTGAATCTGCTTACTGAAGCTGATGTTGGAATAAGCTTCTTTCAATCCGTTTGCAAAACAGAATTCAGAATAAGCAGCATAGATGTTCTTTGTAGGTTCATTTTCGATATTCTCAATACCGAATTCATTAACAAAGCTGATGATGGAATTGTTTTCTTCTTCATATTCCTTCAGGGCTTCTTCAACCTTTGTTGCCTTAGTGAACGCATTGTTTGCAATAATCCGTTTCAGTCCTTCAATGCCAATAATGATAAGTCTTTCAACCGCTGACTGTTCCCGCAAGTCATACTTGATAAATGGTCTGAAATCAGCATCATCCTTTGAAAACTTAGCTTCAAAGGGAATAATGGTTAATCTTCTTTGCACTGCACCAGTCTTATCACGCATTCTTGGAATATTGTTAGCACTGAACAAGAACTTGGAATAATTATTGAATTCAAATGGGTCTTGCCCTTTTCGTTCTGCACTAACTCTTTCACCAGTAACCAGCTTCTTGAACATGGCTGCATTGGCAATGAATTCATCACCAATATCATCACCAACATTTGCAAGCTTTCCAAACAGTTCAGCAGTTTTGAACCTATCACCAAGTTCTTTCAGGTCAAGGGAAGCAATGTTTTCATCACCCAGCATGGTTTTAATCATATCAATGAAGGTTGATTTACCATTTGCACCTTCACCAGTAAGGATGAACGCTTTGCCCAATTCGTTTCTTCTGTAAAAGCAATAACCAACACATTCTTCAAGCAAAGCCCTGATTTCTTCATCATGGCAACTGATTTTGTCCAATGTAGAATCAACCAGTTCATTTTCAGCAGCGGGGTTGTAATCCCAGGGAATCATATTGGTAATCACTATTTCAGGGCTAAATGGAACAAAGGAATCATCTATGATGTTATAGATTCCATTCTTGAAAGCAATAAGGTTTGAACTTGCTTCCTTGTGATTGCCCCTGATAAGAAGTTCTAAGTAAGCAAGAACTTCCTTTCTTTTGGTCTTATTCAGGTTGCTTATGTGCTGAATCATAATGGCTTCAATTTCATCTTCAGCACTGACATACACACCATCTTTATAAATGTGCAGTCTGCCATTGATTCTGATGATGTGGTTGTTGTTCTTAATGTAGGTTGCAAACTTATCAAACAGGAAGGTTGTTTTATTGAAGAAAATAGGCTTCTTAAAGGCATCATCCCTAAGAATTGTTTTAAGTTCCCTGTCTGAAAGCGGGTTCTTCAGAACATACTTGTTTATAAGCGTGATTGTTTCCCTTGCTTCTTCAACTGTGAAATCTGAAGATTGAAGGGTTAATATGTAGTTGAAGAAGCTTTGGTTTCTGCCATCCCCAGCTTCCATATCAAGAAATTCTGTTGTGGTCTTAACAGGGAAAAGCCATTTTGGGCATTCCTGAATTTCATTTTCAGGAACATCATACAAAATAGGTCTATCTTCACCCTTGAACTTCAGGATGGAATAAGAATTGTTGCATCCAAGCTTAATATCAGAAGTAAGACAAATAGCAAGCTTGCATCCAGTCTTGTTCTTATCCATTCCGCTGTTCTTGAACAAGAAATGCTTCCCCCTGGTTGTTTGGTACACTCTGCACTTCAGTTCTAAATCCTTAACGATTCTGAACAGGATTTCAGAAGTATCAAAATCATCAATGTCAATCAGAACTGTTTCTTCACCTAAGATTCCAGCGTATTCAGGAAGGTCTTTAACTTGGTCAAGGGTCTTTAAGTCAGTTCTGTCCTTAAAGGATTCCATGCACTTCTTATTTTTTGTTTGAACATATCCTTTGAACAATTGCATCTTTCACTTAACCCCCCCCCAATTAAAGGAATACACCAAAATCTTGTAAGCGTTTCTTTGCAAAATCAACATACCAAGATTTATCAAGGTGTTCAGGTATTCCCATTCCATTTACTGATTCATTGATGATAAAGCACACTTCTGGTGTATTGGCAAACTTTTCAGGGTTCTTGTTTTCGTTCTTCACCTTATAGATTCCACCATCAGAAGAACGCTTTGAAGCAAACACCCTGAATGCTTTTTCCTTCTGTTTTTCACCACCAACAAATTCTTTCACTGTTTTCAATCTTCCCGCACTATCTCTAATTTTCTTCTGTTCCACTTTTGGCTTATACAGTGCATACAGGTATTTGCTGCTTACCTTAACTATCTTTTGGAAGTCCTTCAAATCAGTACATCCATTAACAGTTTCTTCAGGGCTAACCCCATGAAGTAAGTATTCAACAACCGCCCTGTTCACAATGGCCAAATCATAATCAATGGAATTCAGCTTTTTCACATAACCGCCCTTGCACTTGTAACTGCCTGTTCCTGTAACAATCACATAGTTGTTTACATCTTTCTGATAAACTTTCCTGAATTCATCAAATTCAAGCTGCATCTTGGTTCTTTGCTCCCACTCATAACAAGTATCATCCACCAGGCTAAACCAAGCTTCTTCATCCTTTCCATCAGGCATCTTGATAAGAATACCATCTGTATTGGATTGAATGATTTCACAAAAACCTTCCAGCTTTTCTATCAGGTCAAGCAAAAGAAGCTGCCCCCCAACACAAACATTGTTAGCTTGTCTTGGGTCATACATGGCATTCTGTGAATCCTTCATTGCCCCATAAGTGGAATTCAGAACAATCTTAAAAGGCAACTGCATTGGATTCTTTTTCTTTTTCAGTTCAAGGCGGGTATCTCTGATTGCTCTATATTTGGAAGGGTATACTACATTCCTTGAAAGCCAGCCATATTCAATCATCAAGGCGGAATAGTAAGAAGCAACATCCACATTGATAAAGTAACCTTCACCAGCATATTGAACCTTTGCACCATGCAAACCACCCCAGGCAAAAACATGGGGAACACCAGCAACATCAGTTTCAAGAACCTTGTTATAATCCCTGTTCAAAGGGTTCTTATACCAATTAACAATGTGCTTGTACTTTTCAACCTTCAGTGTTGGGGGAAGTTCAATTTCAAATTCATCATCATGTTTTTGTTTCACCGCCCCAAGAATAATGGCTGCAAGTTGTGGCTTTGTCTTACTGATATAAGAAAGTGGAAGCTTGAAAGTTTTAATCAAAGAAAGATGTGAATCAAATTCTTCTTTTCTAAGAATGAAAACTTCAATAGTCTGTTCAACATCATGCTTGCAGTATTTCACTGTTTCCTGAAGTTCTTCTTCAGTAAGCTTTCTATCAATATCAAACGGAACTGAAGTTTCCTTAATGCTGTTCCCCATAAAGCCTTCCAACGATTTCAAACCGCCATCATTGGTAAGAATCACATCATAGTTGTTCAAAGGGAACTTTCTGAACAGGCTTGAATACTGCCAACCTTTGTTTCCCTGAACAATGATGTAATCATTAATTTCTTTAGGGTCAAATCCACAAAGTATTCCTTTCAGAATGTATTGGTCATAGTTTCTTGAATTGTACCCAACCCAAATATCATGCCTGTTAGCCTTGTAAACCGCTTCCAGCTTGTCAGCATCATTGATTATGATGTGTTCCTTCTTGTTGGTCATATCCATAATCACAACCAACCAATCTTCTTTGAATACTTCAAAATCATAGAACAGCACCAGTTTCACTTCCTTTCTTGCTATAATTTAAGGGGGTTAGGGCTTCAATCCTAACCCCCTTTCAGCGTTAATTACTCTGCTTCATAAACATCAGTAATTTCAAATGTACTGAATCCCTTCTTGGTTTCTCCATACTCCAAGCCATATTCAAACTTACCATCAATTGCTTCAGCAATATCCATAATAAGCTGTTCATACTGCCCATAATCCAAGAACTTTACATCAATACCGCTATCAAGGGAACGCAAGAAATCATTACAAATGTGAACCTGGAACTTCTGTGTAACAACCTGATTCATGAAAATCAGTCTGCCCTTGCAATCACCAGCAAGAACCTTGAACCATACAGAAAGCATGGGCTTGTTGTTCTTGGAAAGCTTCAGTTCCATCTTGTTGATTTCCACATCATAATGCCCATGGGGAACATCTTCAAAACCGCCAGTTTCACCATTCGCTTCAGCTTCAGCAACTTCTTCAGCCAAATTCTTCACATCATACGCATCATTAAACTTTTCCCAAATGTCAGCCATAATTTTTCACCTAATCCTTTCAAATTTGATTGTTTATTGTTTTTCTGATAACTGAAATCTGTTCAGCTATCTTGGTTTTGCTAACCTTTTGCTTGTAAAGCAAATCTTCTATTGAAGTTAAGTTTTCAAGAATATCCTGAAACGCTCTTGTGTTGGATTCCAGGGAAGCTTCATAAGAAGCAAGGTCTGTATTTTCACCACGCTTTGCAGATTCAACTTCTGCTTCAGCATCTTCAAACAGTTCCCTAAAGTAAGCAGCAGCTTCATAACCCATACACTGTTCAATGTGATATTCAAAATCTTTTGCATCAAAGATTGTTTCAGGTTTATCCCTTATCATCAGAACATGGGGCATCTTATTCACCACGCTTTTTTCTAACTCTTTGTTTGGGTTGTTCAGCTTCCTGAACTTCAGGGGAAACAGAATCAGAAGCGGGGGTTGCAGCATCTTCAGAAGCAGTTTCAGGTTTTACTTCCTGAACATCATCTTCAGTGCCACAATCAGGGGCTTCAGGTTCATCCTTCACAACAGGCGGGGTATCAATAGGTTCTTTTTCTTTCTTGGATGCAGAACTTCTTGTTGCCTTAACCGCTTTTCCATTAACTTCATCATACACTTCCATGAAAGCATCATAATCAAGCGGAATTTCCTTCTTGGTAACAGTCAATCTACCACCGCCAAAGATAACTTCATTGGTTTTGAAGGAAAGGGTTCTTTCATCACCATCAGCAACAACCCTTGCCACAATATCAACCATGCCAGCAATCTTGTTTGCAACCTTATCCTGAAGGTTAGGCTTGATTGCAGTGATTTTATCACCGCCCTTACGGGTAATATCCTTGCTTCTGTCCTCATGGCTGATAAGAATGATGTTTTCATAGTCCAGGTTCATCAGTCTTTTCATTGTGGAAAGGAATTCAGTTCTAACCTTATCCCAAGCACTAAAGGAATCATCAGATTCATGGGTAATGTTCAGCTTGTCATACATATACACTCTGCAATGTTCATAGCAATCTTCAAGAAGGTCAACAACAACAGTTTTGAAAGTGTTATCCTTCTTTTCAAGTTCTGTGATTGCATCCTTGAACACTTGCCAAGCTAAAGTTCTTTTAGGGGTTCTGCTGCCATCATTCTTAACTTCATCCTTAATGGCAATGTAAGGGGCATCCACAAACTTGATGTTGCCATCAGTATTCAGCATAAGCGGGTCAGGGAACTTGTTAGCCAAGAAGGTTTTACCGCTGAAGGGTACACCATAAAGCCAAACAACCTTCTTGTTAATGGATTCAATGTTTCTTCTTTCATTCTTAGGTAACAACATATAATCTACCTCACTTTCACAAAATTCTTGGTATTCACACCAACCACAAAGAAAGCTTTTTTCTTTGGGGAAGTCCTTAGTTTCAAGAATCGTTTTGATGTTCAGTGTGAAATCAACAACCTTTGTTGGGTCATATTCCATTGGAACAATTTCAACTGATTCTTTCTGAAGCTGTTCTTTGATTCTTTCCCTGAAATCCATCAAGGCTTCTGTTTTCTTCTGCCTGATGTTCACTTTAGGAATGAACACAAAGAACATATTTCTGATTTTCCAATCAGGATGATTCTGTTCAATGAAGAACTTGTATTCATGCAACTGCCCTGAACCCATATAAGATTTTTGGTTGCTTGAATACTTGAAATCATACAGGTCAAAAACCTTGTATTTAGTTCTTCCAATCTGTTCAACCGCAACAGGGGCAAGCAAATCTGCATAGCCTATGAAGTGTGAACCGATTATAGGAACTTCATATTGCCCTTCAGGAAGCATTTCACGCACTTTGGGAATCCAGTATTCCAGTTTCATTATCTCATTTATATGGGCATCTGAAATAATGGGAAAGGCATCTGTATAACACTTAATACCCGCTTCAAGCCCTTCTTCAATTCCTGTGTGCAAAGCTGTTCCAAGGATAAGGGCATTGGATGCTTCTAAATCAGGAAGGGTTTTTATTCCGTCAAGATAACGCATTTTGTACTTGAATGCACAAGTTTCAAAGCATTCAACCCTGGAATGTGAGAACTGCACTTAATCACCCCCCTTACAATTTCTTTGAAATCTTCAAATCCTTGCGGGTAAAGGATTATTCCAATTCCGTTTCCTTGGTTAATCATGGTTATGTTCTTCTTCTGAAGTTCTGTTGGGCTTCCTGATTCTGATTTCAGTTCACAAGCAATGAAGAATCCATTTACATTGATAATCAAATCAGGAATACCGCTTTTCTGATAACCACCACCCCAAACCTTGAAGAACCAACCAACAGGGGATTCAACCATTTCTTGTGAAGGTGTTCCCGCTGCATAAATCCCCTGGTTATGCAACCACTTTTTCACTTGGTTTTCAAAGGTTTTTTCACCAGCCATTCATTCACCACTTCCTTTCTTTTGAAGCTTTTACAAGGGTACATTCTTGAAGATTCCAAGCAATACCTGAAGTTCTTACAGTCTTTGCAAGTGGTCTGCTTCATTTTACTGTTACTTTGATATAAGCTTTCTTGTTGGAAGTCTTAGAACATTCAGCAGCAATATCAGGGTATTTCTTCTTCAGCTTTGCAGAATCAATGGAAACAGAAGTGGTTTCTGCAACATAAGTAATATCTAAAACTTCACTGCTGAACTTCTTGATTCCGTAAAGTTCCATTGCTTCTTTCAGTTTAGCTTTCAGCTTTTCTTCTTCATCTTCCATAGCCTTTTTCTGCTGAATCAGGCTTGCAATAGCCTGAAGAACTGTAAGCTGATTTCCCTTGAATTCTGCAAGGGCTTGTTCTTCACTGCCTTCTTCCTGAATTGCATCTTCACAATCTGAAGGGGCCTTATCACACTTGGATTCACAACCCTTCACTTCACAAAAGAAGCAGCATCCTTCAAATTTTCCTTCAGGGCATTCATTTTTGCATTTAATCATTTGCTTAATCCTCACTTTCTATAATTTGATAAACATTGCAGTACATCAAACCAAAATTACAAGCTTCTTCATGGTCATTAAAATAAACATCAACAACCTTGCCATCATATTTTTCAACAACCCAATTAGCCATTCTATCTTGAACAACAACTTCACCATAGCCTTCAATGTAAAGCTTTGTTCCAAAAGGTAAAGTGGAAGCTGCTGAAATACCAGGGGTTAATTCAACACCCATAGCACCCTTAACAATTCCATCAGGTCTATTTTTAGCCCATTCACCACAACACTTTTCACAAGAACAATAAGCTGTTATTCTGTATAAACCAAGAAGTTCTTTAGTTTCTTCTTCACTTGTTGGTTCAATTTCTTCAGTTATTTGAAGAACATAAGATTCAGGTTCTTGAACTTCTTGTGTAAAAAAATATGTAGATGCTTCTTCAGATTCCTTTGGTTCATTATAACTTGCCATTGCCTTTCCTGTGAACAACCCAATAATTGAACCAACGAACAGCCCAAGTAGGAAAAAGACAATCCAAGAAATAATGATTCTTTTAGCATAATCCTTTCTTCTTTTCGTACTTCTTGAATAGTTCATCTGTATAATCCTTTCTCAGTTTCAGGGTTTCAAGAATATCTTCTTCCACGCTATCTTCACACATCAGATAGTAATAGAAGCAAGGTCTTTTTTGCCCTATCCTGTTTGTTCTGCTATGGGATTGTTCAAACAGTTCAGAACCTTGGGGAAGTGTGAAATAAATTGTTTTATTGGCTTCCTGAAGGTTTAACCCCATTGCACCAGCTTGATATTGAACAAAGGTAACTGAATTACTGAATTGTTCATAGGCATCAAGCCTTTTACACATTCCATTGATAATGCTGAATGGTCTGCCTAAATCGTTTACTATGGCTTCAAGTTCTTCCAGTTCTTCAGTGAAATTGTAGAAAACAATGAACCTATCTTCTGAAGATTCAAGCAAGTCCTTGAAGGCATCAAGCTTATCCTGGTTGTACTGTCCACAAAGCATTCTTGCATACAGTCTTTGAGTAAGTGCAGAATCACCAACAAGTTCTTTTCCGTTAATGGTAACAATCCGCTTCTTCATGAACTGCCTGTATTGCTTTGTTGTTGGAACTGTGATTTTGCTTATTGTCTTTTCAGGAAGGCTTATACCAGCTTCATCAGTTTTCAGGAACACCGCCCCATGCTGCTTCAGCTTGTCCTTCAATCGTTCAACATTCTTGTAACCAACAATAACCTTTCTAAAAAATCCATCATCTTCAACCCATTCTGTTTCAATGTATTGCTTCCAGTACAGTTCTTTTGATATTGTCCAACCAAGAAGCTGAAGCTGTGAATACAGGTTTTCATATTTTCCACCAGTAGGTGTTCCTGATAGAAGAATCACATTAGCTGGATTCAGATTCAGGATAAACTTAGAACGCTTTGCAGATTCATTCTGAATCAGGGAAGATTCATCAAGAACCAGTGTGAAGTTTTCAAGCTGCTTCAGGTCTTTTCTTCTCCAAGCAAGTTCATAGTTTATGATTCCAACAGTAGGGGCTAAAGGGTTTCTTGTATCTGCTAAATAGTTTGCTAAATCCTTTGGTTTTGTTAGGTTATACAACCTACAATCATAAAATTCTGCAAAGTGGTTGAACCAATCATTCACTTTGGATTTCTGACAAATCAGAAGGTTTGTTGTTGAACCAAGCCTGAACATCTTTTCAGCACCAATGAAGGTTTTTCCAAGCCCCATATCAAGATAATAGGCAACTCTGTTAAAAGATTCAGTTTGGTTCAGAATATCCTTCTGATGTTGCATCCAATTGATTGTTCCCACCTTGCTTCACCATCCTTCCAACATATTCTTCAAAAGCTTTGGGATAAATCGCATAAGTGAACTTAGCTTCTGAAGTTTTGATTGCAGTTCCAAAAGGGAACTTGCCTTGCTGAAGTCCTATCCTTACTGCCTGAACACTTATTCCAAGGGCTTCAGCTACATCTTTAGGTTTTATTTTGTTCATGGCATTTCACCTTATTTCTATGGGTTAGCTTCAAAGAAAGCCCTTGCAAAGCCTTCAGGGGTTATGCTTCTAACTGCTACCCTTCTTGAATGGTCTGTTTCAATAATTCCTTCAACCTGGTACAATTCAGACATCTTGTAATCAATTTCTTCAAGCTTGAAGATTTTTTCATAAGTGTGATTTTGCTTAACTGGATGATTGAAGTTACCCCAAAGTAATGATGTTTTCTTACAAGGAAAACCAAAATCAGTGAATTGAAATTTGTAATCAGGTTCACCCATGAACCTTTTCATTCTTCCAATTGGATTTTCAATCACCCACCATTCAGGGTTTGCTTTTGCAATAATCCGCAAACAAGCAATTAGCACTGATAAACCTTGAATGGTTCTTCCATCTTTATCTTTTTCATCCCAAAGCCTGTTACAAGCAATGCTGAAATGTGTGCAAGGCGGGGCTGCAATTATTCCATGTACCTTATGCCCCCCCCCGCTAATAGGCGGGTCATAAGTCAAAACATCATATTCAGGAAGCGTAATCAATCTAACATCATAACCAGCTTCTTTATATGGTTTGCTCCATGAACCAGTTCCCCCGCAAAGGTCAAGGATGATTTTCTTTGAATTATCCATTGAACCTTTCCTTTCTTACTGTTCAGCTTCTTGAACTTTTTCGGTAAAAAAATAAATGGGAATTTCTTCTTTAGAAATTTCAAGCAGTTCAACAGCCCTATCAATTTCTTTCTGTGTCCACTGAACCTTGTTATTCAGCTTGTCCGAAAGGGTTGTAGAACTGAACCCCATAGCCTTTGCAAAGGCTTCCTGTGTGTTGAATTTCTCACGAATTCTGCCACGCAACTTAGAATAATCAAACATAGTGTTTACACTTCCTTTCTTAATTCTCAATAAGCTTGCTGTTGTTGTAGTTTCTGTTGATTTCCACCATTACTGTTCCATCCCTGGAAACATTGCAACTTACAATGTGGTAACTTCCAATCAGCTTCTTCAGGAATGCTTCATATTCCTGAACAGAATCAAACTGAATAATTTGCTTGATGCAAGCAGCAAGAATCTTTTTCACTTAATCACCCCCTTATTCATCTTCCAGGAACTCAACACCACAATCAGAACAAATAATTCTAACTTCCTTGGTTGCTCTAACAATAGTTCCGCATATAGGGCAAACATACTTTCTTGAAGAAGAACCTTTGCTTTTGGAAAGCTTCTTTGCCTTGGTTCTATACAGTTCAAAGGGTTCACCATTCAGGGTTTCAACAAATTCTTCAAGTTCAGTGGTAAGGGTTGTATAGCAGTAACCATATTTAGCATCTTTTTCAACAACCAAACCATGTGCTTCAGCAGCTTCTTTGAATTTCTTATTGTGATATAAACCGCTTCTGCTTGTGTCCTGAACTTCATTCTGAAGGTTCAGAAGGTGAATCATTTCATGAACCAGTGTGCAACAGGTTTCTTGGAAGGGTCTGTTAAGGTGTTCAGCACAAAGATTGATTTCATATCTTCCATCATCTTCATCATTCTGCTTCCAAGCTTTCCAAGAAGTACACCATCCATAAGCACCCCTTGTAACATCAGGGCTAACAGTGATAACAGGCTTTTGAAGTTCCCCATTGAAAAGATGATTATTGAAAGTATCAAACAGCTCTTCAAGCTGCTTAACAACCCCATGAATTGAACCTATGTTTTTTTTTGTGCTATCCATAATATCTTCCTTTCCGCTGTTTTTGTGTTCAGCTTCTTAAACTGTCTTTATTATAGCGGTTCAATTTCTGCTTGTCAATAGGTTTTTCAAAATTTCTTGAACTTTTTTCTTAAAACCTTGATTTTTCTTGAACTTTGAACTATAATATTTCATGTGCAGAAAGGAAGGTGTTCCCAATGGAAAACAAAAAAGAATCATGCAACAAGAGAATTAAGCAAGCAATGGAACTAAGGAACATGAATCAAGCAGACTTGGTTAATGCTACTGGAATTGGCAAATCCGCAATCAGCCAATATCTTTCAGGAAAGTATGTTCCAAAGCAGACTGCAACCCACGCAATAGCAAAAGCCCTGAATGTTTCTGAAGCATGGTTAATGGGTTATGATGTTCCTATTACCAGGGCTGAAGAAATCAAAACAGCAGTTACCAAGGAAGAAAAAGCTTTCTTGGATTTATTCAACTGCCTGGATGCTGCCGACAAAGAAAACCTGAAGAATTATATCAATAATGTTTTGTTGGTTGCAGATAAGTATGATGTGAAAAAAGAATTATCAAACGCATAGGAAATGTTATTTATTTTGATTTCAAGAAAGGATGATTGAAATGTTATTTTCAAAAAAGAAGAAAGAACTTGTTATGATGCACTATGAAGGCTTGCCTGGATTCAAGCAAGATTTCCCTTGCAAGGTTGATTCTGATGAATCCAACATCATTTTTACCAATGAACACAATTCAGTTGTGAATCTTCCAATTAGCCAAATTCAGAACATTGATTCCTTGCCTGAAATGAATTTCATGGGTAAGTATCACAACAACCCTGTAAACACCGCTAAAACCAAAAATGCTGTGAAGTGGTTCTATGTAATCAATTACACCAGTTCTTCAGGTGAAGCAAAATATGTTGCACTTTGGGGAACTGATGGTTCTATCAGGAAGTTTTTTGATGAACTGAATGCAAAGCTTTCTTCAAGTTCTTCAGGAACTATCACACTATGACTTGTTCAAGGTGTTCAAGATGTTCAAGGTATTTCCTTATACTTGATATTTTTAGATTTTTTTAGTTCTTAAATATATTTTTTTTCTTAAATAATCTAAGTAATAAGAAAAGCGTAACACCTTAAACACCTTGAACAAGCAAGTTACCAGCAAGTTAAAAAAGCCTTTAAAATCAAGGCTTTCAGGGTTTACACACCTTGTTCAAGGTTGTTCAAGAAAGTTAAAGAAAGGAAGGTGATTTCTTGAAAAATCCTAATGGGTATGGGTCAGTTGTTAAGCTTTCAGGCAATAGAAGAAATCCCTTCTGTGCAAGAAAAACAGTTGGATGGAACGATAAAGGGCAACCGATATATAAACCAGTTGGTTATTTCAAAACAAGGCAAGAAGCAATGATTGCACTTGCTGAATACAATAGAAATCCCTATGATATAGACTTATCCAAGATAACAATGAAAGAACTGTTTGATAGATGGTCTGCCAGGGATTTTCCAAAAATGTCAAAATCAAGTGCTAACAGCATGAAATCATCACTGAATCACTGCAAGTTGCTTTGGAATATGCCATATAAGAAAATCAAGGCTTACATGATGCAAGAAACAATTGATAATTGTGGATGTGGTTATTCTACCCAGGGGGCAATAAAGAACCTTTGGGGGCAACTTGACAAATACGCTATGGAACTTGATATAATCACAAAGATGAATTCAATTCTTATTCACGCTGCACCAATTCCACCTTCCACCAAGCAACCTTTCACTGAAGAAGAAATTGAAGCTGTTTGGAAGCTGAAGGATGAACCTGATGCTGATACAATCCTAATCCTTCTTTATTCAGGATTCAGAATCAGTGAACTTCTTTCTTTGGAAACAGAAAAGATAAAGCTTGATGATATTCCTTACTTCCAAGGCGGGGTTAAAACAAAAGCTGGAAAGGATAGAATAGTTCCTATTCATCCATTGATTTTGGATTTTGTAAAAGCCAGGATTGAAGAAGGGAACAAATACCTTATTTCTGTTAATGGAAAGAAGATTTCAAACAGTCAATACTACATCATTTGGAATCAGTTCATGAAGAAGCTGAACCAGGAACACACCCCGCATGAATGCAGACATACCTTCAGAAGTAGACTTGATTCAGCGGGGGCAAATAAGGTTTGTATTGATTTAATGATGGGTCATAAATCCCATGAAGTAGGTGAAAGGGTTTACACCCATAAAACGCTTGAAGAACTTCAACAAGCATTAGCGTTAGTAACAAGATAGTAACGAAAAAAGCCCCAAACCCTTGTAAAATCAGGGTTTGGGGCTTAGTTAGAAATGTAATACCATAAATTTTTGATTTTTGCAATCACTGTGTTTGCAGTGTTTTCAGGGGTTCTTCAGCTTCTTGAATCACTGAAAATAGCCAAAAATCATCAGCGTTAGTAACAAGTTAGTAACACACAATCAAGGGCTTACACCTTCTGCAAATTATCCTTGTGAACAGCAGCAGTAACAGTTTTGCCAATTCCAATAACGATTCTATCCCCATTAACTTCAAGCACATCATATTTGGAATAATATAATTTGAAGGTCTTTCCAGCGTATGTAACCGCCTTCAAAACTTTCACTTTATCACCAACTTTGATTTCAGAAGTTTTAGTTACTGAACCGCCATTTCCACCATAAACAAGGAAGGCATCACCAAAACCAGCAGCTTTCAATTTTTTCATAAGTGCTTCAGCGTTTTCCTTCTTGGAAAAAGCACCAACTTGAACCTTGTAATACTTACCAACCTGAACAATGAAAGCTTCAAACCCAGCAGCAATAATCTTGTTCTTATAAGCTGTTGCGTTTGCACTCTTTTCAAATGCTCCAAGCTGAACCCTATAAAGCTTGTCAGAAGTTATATTTTCGTTTATATTGGGTTTTTCTTCAGTGGTAGTAGAAATACCTAATTTCTTGTTTACTTCCTCTGCAAGCTGTCCATGTAAGTTATATAAGTAATCACCAGGGCAAGCCTTGTTTGCAAACCATCTGTGAACAGTCATGTTCTGTTGGTCTACCTTTCCAACAAGGTTTTTATTACCCTTCCAAAGCAGCTTCTTGATTCCATTACGCTTGCAAATATCAGCAACCAGTTCAACCAGTGCCTTGTAAGCTGCATCAGTAACCTTGTAAGGATGTTCAGTTTCAGAAGCAACTTCAATTGTAACTGCTCTATGGTCATTGGTAGAACCTGAAATTCCATTCACTGTAAGTGTACCGCCTGAACACCAGCTTCTATCCTTTTCATCAACAGATAACCCAATAGAACCATCATGCCCAACAACATAGTTAGAAGAACACTGTCTATCAGTGGTTGCAAAGTAATCACAGCCCCTTTGTGCTGTTACCTGTCCAACAAAGCAGTGAATGGTAATGGTATCAATTGCATGGTTGCGGGGGCTTGTCTTGTTCTTTGTAATGTTGGTATAGGTTGCTAATGGGCTATTACTCATCCTTTACATCCTCACTTTCCTTGTTCTTTTCTCTTGTTGCATCCACCATGCCTTCACCAATGATGTAAGCAATCAGGGTTGCAGAAGCGGAAATGATAGCAACAACCTGTTCAATCTGCATATCAGGAAAACCGAATGCAACAAGAACCGCTGTTACAAAACCAATAACCGCTACCCAAAATTTTCTGCTTGTAAGCTTCTGTTTCCAATTGATGTTCATAGTAAATACCTACCTTTCAATAATTTTGAATTGTTATATCTTCAGAAACAGCAGATTCCATTTCTGAATCAATCTTGTTTGTCATGGCTGAATCAATAGTTGAAAGTTCATTTTCAATTTCTTCTTTGCACTTAGGATGCTTTTCAAGAAGCTTCATCTTGTACTTCAGGAAGGCAATCTTACCCTTACAAACATTTTCAATCTTTGCTTTGTTGTAATAGAAGGTAACTGCTGCACCTAAAATGCCCCCTGTTGTTGGTATGGAATACATGAAAATTGAAGTATCTTTTCCATACCAACTAAACAGAAGGGCAAAGAATAGGTTTATACAAAAGATTGTAATTGTCCAAATAAGAAGCTTCTTGGAATATTCCGTTTTCTTCTTATTCACTGCCTGAATCACTCTTGAAAACAGTTTTGTTAAGAACTTTAATCTGCTGTTCAGCCTTGATAATTCTTTCAGCGTGATTCTGAATATCATTCTTTACATCACGCATATCAGTTTTGATTTCTTTAATATCATCACCGATATTTTCAAGCTTCACAATTACAGTGGTTAAATTGGAAGCTTCTTTCTGATTGTCTGTTTTTTCGTTTCTTTTCATTCCACTTACCCCAACAATAATTGAAAAAATCAAAGAGATAGCAGAAATAACCAGTGCTACTTCAATAGTCATAAATCCACCATCCCTTCATTACTGCTGTTTCTGTGTCCACCCATAAACCCCAGGTTGCCACACATTGTTGTCAATATCACTTTCCCAAAGGGCATCATTGAACATAACCACATCACCCTTCATATAAGCATCAGAAGTTCCAAGGGGCTGTGTCCAAATAGGAATTCCTGAAGGTGTAAAACCAATAGCTTTATACAAAGCGGGGGTAACATCAGGAAGCCAATCAAACTTTGAAGTATGGGCTTGAAGAACACTGTAAAGCTGTGTTTCACCATTGGCATTCACACCATACTTGATGATTTTTCCAACATCATAGTGTTTTTCTTCTTCCCAAGGTTCATATAGGTCTGCAATTTCCATTGCAACACTATCATCAAGCTTCATCTGTTCTGCCATAATCTGAAAGAATCTGTTCATCTGCTTTGCAATAAATTTTTTGCTTGCCATTTTACATCACCCCCAAAATTGTGTTCATAAGGCTGTTCAGTTCCTTATTCTGCTCTGCCATCAGTTTAATGAATTCATCTTTTCCATACTGAACTTCTTTGTACTTGAAAACAGGGGAAGGTCTTTCTTCACCCTGTTCAGGTTCAAGTTCTTCAATTTCAGTATGCACATAAACAACATCAGTTCCAATTACAAGTTCCTTTGCTTGTTCAGCACTTCCAGTAACATAACCAACATCAATCATGTTTGTAATACCGCCTTTCCTTTAATTTGTTTGATGTAATATTCATCCATCATGGGTTCAAGTGGTTTGGCATACTTGGTTGAAAGCCTGAAGGAATCACACCACATCAGCCATCCCTTATAAGAATTAAAGGAACACCAATCTTTGTAGCAGATTGATATTCCTTTTCTTATTTTTCTTGCTATGGAAAGCATCTTTTTCTTGAATCGTTTGTATGTTACTTTCCGTAAAAGCTTAAATCCGTAGAAGTGCCGATAACCCACAAAATCAACACCCCTTGTTCCAGTTTGGAACACTTGCCAACTGTCCTTGATTTTCAACTGCAAGTTTTCCTGAAGGTATTCATCCATTCTTTTCTTCAACCAGTGAAGAAATTCTTTGGAATGATGAAAGATAACAATATCGTCCATATATCTAACTACATAATGAACCCCCATTTCTTCTTTAATCCAATGGTCAAAATAGGAAAGATAATAGTTTGCAATATATTGTGAAAGATATGAACCAATAGGAACACCCTTTTCACCAGGAATGCTATCAATAATCAAATCCAAAAGTTCAAGCAAGTCTGCATCTTTGAATTTCTTTCTAAGAAGCTGCTTCAAAATGCTGTGGTTGATGTTCGGATAAAATTTTGAAACATCAATCTTCAAACAATAAGCTGTTCCTGGTACATCTTTCATGTACTTGGTAATCAATTTGGATGCTTTATGGATTCCACGATTCCTTAAAGATGCACAAGTGAAATCAGTGAACACTTGATGAAACACATCTTCAATCTGAATCATCACCGCCCATTGAATGATTCTATCAGGGAAGTATGGAAGTTTCATCAGCTCCCTTTCTTTGTCTTTATCCCATATTTTCTGAACAGTGTAAGGGCTAACCTTGTAAGTTTTATCCTTCAACATCTGCTGAATTTGGGAAAGGTAAAATTCAGGGTCAGAATCAACCATCTTTACTTCTTTGTAAAACAGCTCATCTTTCCTTGCGTTTCTATGTGCTTCCTTCAGGTTTTCCATATCATAGATTTTTGCATATATGTTTCCGTATCTTTTCAATGTTTCACCTGAACTTTCTTTTGATGTTTTTTAATACCGAACTTTCAACCCTTGCGAATGGGCAAGGTCTACTAATACAGTGTAAAAGGTTTTTATATTTTGCCAAGGGGCATGGCAACTAAGGCAATTTATATTGAAGCCCCAACCTAAATGAAAGTTGGGGCATACAATCAGAAACATTTGCTGACTGCCCAAATTAGAATTAGTATTCGAAGTGGAATAATTCACATTAAGCTGAAAAGTACCTGCATTATCACCATTATTCCAATTGCCACTGAAATTAGCCAAGTGGGAAGTGTTCAAATTAGTGTTATCGTATGATTAAATACTTTCCTAATCTTTAGTTGCCAATAATTTTATTTAATTATGCTTTCAAATACATCAGCCGACCGCCCAAATTAGAACTAGCATACGAAGCGGAATAATTCACATCAAGCCGAAAAGCACCCGCAGTATCACCATCATTCCAATGGCCACCGAAATAAGCCAAGCGGGAAGCGATCAAAGAAGCGTAATCGCAGAAATAAGTTGAACTTGAACCACTTACTTCTTTTGCAATAAAGCCTGTTTCAGTTGTTCCTTGTGGTTTGCTCATGTAGTTACCAATGTTTGAGGTTGCTCCCTGTCCTCTGCTTGTATAACCACTTCCAGTATCATTGTAATTATCAAAAGCAGTAAGAATATTTCTGCTTGAATCACTAAACAAGCCATCAATCCAATAGTAAAGGTTGCCCCAAAAATCTTCAATACCAGCAAACTTAACATGGGTTGTTCCTGAAGTGCTACCATAATACATACCGTTAGAATTAGTTGCACCAGTATTTGCTTTAGCAGAAGCATCTACATAACCCCTACCAAGTGCAGCTTGTGAATTTCTATTCTTATAGCGAATAAGGAACAAGCACTGAAGCAAGGTTAAAGCAAAGAAAGAAATTTGGTCATATCCAGTACCATTAGCCTTTGCTTGTGTTCTAAATGCTCCAATGGTCTGATTAACTGTTGGGGATTTACCGCTTAAACTTCTAAGCTTACTGCTTGTGGTATATCCAAGATAAGCACCAATATAAAGCTTATCACAATCACCTTCAGTGGTTCTTGTATGGGCATAATAATGAAATCCTGAAGCATTTGGGTTATCCGTAATCTGAACAGTTAAGGTTGTTCCTGATGTTGCAATCTTAACACCACACTTAGGAATTTCAATCATTACATCACCAGCATTGCCACTGGTAATATCAGCAGAAGTGCCATCAGCCTTTTGTGCAAAGTTATTTGGATTCAAATAGCACTGCACTACACCACCATTCAGAAGGCAAGGTTTAATATCCTTGAAAATTGGTTCAGAATCCCAAGCAGAACCACCAGCAGCCATTCCAACAGCATCATCAGTGTAAGTAACCGCTGCTGAAGGGTCAGAATTTCCAAGGTTTATGCTTACACCAAAAATCTTGTAATAGTTCATGGTAAGAGAATAAGCAGCATAAGAACTGCAATCAACAGTTCCGCTTGTGGTATCAGAACCAAGGGTTGCTGTTACACTCCAAGTTCCGGTTGAAGGAAGATAGAACACCGCTGTTCCAGTGCTGATTTTGGTATAGGTTGAACCGCCTTTGCTTGCAGTAACGCTTGAACCGCTTGCAACAGCAACAGTAAGCACAATGAATGCAACTGTACCTGTATAGGTTGAACCGCTTGTGGTTGCGTTCACATTTACTGTGTTGGAATTCACATTTTCATAAGTAGCATAAGCAGAATAAGTTCCAGCTTCATTTACTGTGAAAGTTGCCACACCACCAACAGAAGTTGCAGTTTTCGTGATAGAACCTTTTGAAAGCGTTACAACTGCACCTGTTACCGCATTGATTTTAATGGTTGCACTAAAATAAGTAAGCGTAACAGAATACAGTTTGGAAGCATCACAAACAAGGGTTACTGTGTTTGAAGTCTGTCCACCAAGGGTTGCCTGGAAAGTCCAAGTTCCATAATTGGGAAGTGCCATCTTAACCGCATTTCCAACAGAAGTTCCAGTAACAGTGGAAGTTCCATCTGTTGCAGTAACAGTAGAACCAGTTGGAACAGAAACATTTACTTCAATTCCAACACCGCTGCTTGCCTGTTTCCAATCACCGCCATCATAAACCTGAAGCTTATTATCATAATAGCGGATTCCATGAACACCATTTGCACCTACAACAGAAGCTTCCCCATGTACTGCATCCAGGAAATCAGCAGCTTTCTTTCCTGAATCTTCAAGTGTTCCATCAGATTTCAATTTTGGAAAGTTACCAGTAACAGGGGAAGTAACCTTTCCCATTTTGTTATTCCAAGTTGATTTTTCGTTAGTAGAAACATGAATATTGTTATTGCCTGTGTGATTCTGAAAATCAGTGTTGCTAACCTTTCCCTGAAGTTCTGCATTGGTATCAGAAGGAAGGTTATTAACCTTTGCTTTATCGGCATTGCTATAATCATTTGTTGAAAGTCCTTTTCCGCTTACCTTATCAACCTTTTCATATAGTGCTTCATCAATAATATCCATGTTTTCATTTTGCACATCCACATCATAAAAATCTGTTTGTGCGGGTTTTTGAAGATTATAATGTTCAGTATTAGCCATTTGTTATTACCTCATTTCTCAATTGATAATGTGTGTAATTGTGAAGCCTTTGATGTGTGAAAGCCTCAAGAACTTCATGGGTATTGTAGATAATGCTAAGTTGAATAATCATATTAGCTGGAACAATCCTTTGAAGCAGTCTTTCAACATCGTTATAATTCTGAACTGCAACCAACGCAACCTTTACAACAAGGATGTATTCATTTGCCTGAAGTTGAACAACATAACCATCTTCACCACACAAAGATTTCAGGGATTCTTCCAAGGTTCTAAGTGTGAAAGGAAGCTGTTCATTGATTCTTGTTAGAATCGTGAATTTTCGTTCATCCAGTGTAAGGGTTGCTTGTGGTACAATTCCAAGAATTTTTTCCCACCGCTTAACACCATTTTCAGTTGCATCAACAATAAATTGGTCATTCATTGCATCTTCAACAGCACCCCAGGAATCAACCATTTCAGGTTGTTCAGCATCATTCATGATTGCCTTGTATTCTCTAACATCCCTGATGATGTGTGGAAGATATTCAATCAGTGTTCTTTCATACATTTGTTATTGCCCCCCTTATAGGGATATTGTCAGCATCAAGAACAAGGTTTTGTGCAACCCCATTCAAAGTTGTGTTTGCAATATCCAAAACCCCTGTAAGGTTAAGCAAGCGTATTTCAATCTGACTGATTCTGACAATCAAAGCATCTTCATCTTCCCAAGTTGAAGCAAGTTCATTGAAATAATCATCAACTGCTTTTTGTGCATAGGGTTCTAAAGCTGCCCAATCCCAACCTTGCTGGAAGGTAATGTTGGTTTGGATGTTTACAGTGGTTTCATCACAACCTTCAACTGTAACAATATGCCCAATGGGGGCAATACCAACACCCTTTCCCTGATTCACTGTTGGGTCAATCGCAGTTTGAACAGCAGTAACAAGTTCAGAAGAAGGCTTTTCAAAGTCAGAATCAATAATAACAAGCTTTACTGTTCCACCGCCATTCCAAACAGGGTAAACCTTCACACCACCAACACCGCTAAGGGCATTGGTCTTTTCTTTATAGTCAGTGATATTTCCACCAAAAGCCTGTGAATTAAGGGAATCATAATAACGCTGCCTTAAATGTTCCTGTGATTCTTCATCTTCACCAGGAATAAGAACTTCTGTAAGTGTTGCAGTTTGAAGTCCTTCAATGTAATCAATAGGAATTAAAGCACCGCTTTCACTGTTGCCATCATAACCAGCAGTTTCACATTCAAGCTTATAGTTTCCATCACTGATTTTTTCAATCACCTGATAGTTCAGCACATTCAGGGAAAACCTTGAACCAATAGGAATATCCACATTGGAAGGAACAAATTCACCCTTCCTGATTGCTTTTGTTGCGGGTTCAATGTTTATCCCCCTTTCTGCACATCTTCTAATCAGGTAATCACCAACTGCTGTATCTGCAAAGGTCTGATTCAGAATGTTATCAAGTTCAATATACATATTCTGAAGTTCAACAGCAGCGGGGGCAAGGGCATTGAAAATAATGCTTCCTTCCCTTGTGTCAATGTTTGGATTCTCTGCAAGAACTCTATCAAGCATCCGCTGAAGAATCAGTTCATAAGTAACATCTTCATACATTTACACATTCACCACCTTTTCTGTTTCAATATCACCAAATATGGTATGAACCTTGAACTTGCAGAAAACCTTGTTCTTCTTATAGTCAAATTCAAATTCATCCACACTTGTTATTCTGCTGTCCTGAAGAAGTGCTTCTTTAATCCTTCTTTCAAGTTCAGCCATCACATAACTTATTGGTTCACCAAACAAATCAGCAAGTTCAACACCATAGTTCCAACTGAAGATGATGTATTCATATCTTTCAATGTTTAATATCAGATAGATTGCTTGCTTCATTGCTTCAATGCCATCTGTGAACCCATATAAACGGTTATATGAATCGTTTAGCTTGAAGGTGTTAGTTGGTCTTTCCCCAAACTCAAAATCATTCTGAAGTTCATTTTCTGTGTTTACTGGAATCATACTAATCACCCCCTAATTCTATCTAACACAATGTATTTCTGCCCACCTTGTTCACGCAACAGAACAACCTTTTCCCCAGCTTTAAGCCCAAGATGCACCCTGAAAGATTTTGTTCCTGTGTAAGCGTGATTATGGGAAGCAAAGGATGCTTCACCGCTTCCACCTGATTTATCTTCTGTTACATGGTCAACAGTCATGCTTACAGTAAAATCCCGAACTAATGTGGAAAGAACAAGTTGGTTGCTGTCCAAGGTCATTTTCTGTTCAACAGAAATCTTCAAGGGGGAAGAACTTATTACTGTTCCAAAATAAACCCCTGAAGGCATTGTGGATTGCACTGCTTCAACAGCAGCCCTTTTAATGTTTTCAACCGATTTTGCAGCAGTGTTAGGCAATAAATTCACCCCCTATCAGTGTTAAATCCATTGTGTGTAAGCTTTCACTGAATGTATGTTTTGCCAGGTCTACCATCAGGAAGGAATTTGCAACAATATCATCAAGATTCAAGGAAACAGCAACTAAACTGCCAGCCCTAACCCTTGTATCACCAAAACAACCCTTAACTGTAAGGTTGCGGGTTTTCTGATTGTAAAGCTTCAGTAAGGCATCAGCTTTGGCTTTTCCGTTTGTCTTTTCGTCAATGGTTTCAAAGTATTGCAAAACACCCCAAGAATTGATGTGTGAAGAATCTTGTGCAATGTAGATTTCCCGCTTGCCTGATTCTTCATTTTCATAAATCAGCTTGATTTTGTTGTAAGTATCACCATCAACGCTGGAAGTGTAATCAAAGTTTTCACCTGTTTCTTCATCAATCAGGATTCCAACCTTCATGTTTCCAACATTCTTCAAGGTCAGCTTCCCAAAATCATCATACAAAACATACAGTTCATTTTTGTTCTGCAAAGTCAAATCAAGGGCATTTTGGATAATGTCAAACAGCGTTTGATTATCTTCAACCCTTGATGCAATCTTGAACTTTGTATCTTCCAAAGTGCCACACTGCAAATTGAAATCTGTTGCAAGCATTTGAACCACTTCAGAAGCAGTTTTGTTGGAATAAACATAGGTATCTTTGTTTTTCAAATATCGCAGTTGGTCATAAGCTGTTACTGTGATTATCTGTTGTTTATCCCTTTTCTTTTGGAACACAAACCCATAGAACACATTCTTTCCATCAACCTTCAATCTAACAGCATCACCTTCTTGAAAGTTAAGAACAGAATCCTTAACAACCTTGAAAGTTAAGCTTCCAGGTGTGCCTTTCCGCTTTGTCTGCCATTGGATTTCACCAGTTACAACAGGAAAATAAACAGTGCTTCCATGCTGAATCAATAATTCATAAGACAAAGCAAGAACCCCCTTTCTTACTTTGAAGGCAAGGTAAATACTTGCCCAACATAAATCCAATAGGGGTTCTTGATTTTATCTTTGTTCAGTTCATAAATTTCATTGTACCTTGCACCATTCCCAAGATATTTCTTAGCAATGTTCCAAAGACAATCCCCCTTAACAACAGTGTAAGTTTGCTTTTTTGGGGCTGATTCAGCGGGTCTTAATTGCTGAACTGTTGCAACCTTTGTTTCTTGCTTTACCACAACTTCAACAGTCTTTGTGGAATAATCCTTGTACTGCTTCAGTTTAATGTTAATTTCCAAGTCCATTCCATTCTTTGCATCTTCAGTAATCGTATAATCTTCAAGGCTAACCTTGATATTACTGTTGAACAGCATTTTTCCTGAAGGGTTTGTTCTTGTAACAATAAACTGAAAAGGTTTCTTTGATGTTTTCAAGGTTTCCAGCTTGCTAAGATAAGTTGAAGCAGATTGCAGTTTGCTTGCAAATGGATAACTTACTTGTGGAATCAATGCTGTGAAGCTGATTTCAGTAAGCCCAGGAAGCTTCAGAACATTCACATCACCTTCATTGATAAGGTTGATGCTCTTGTTATTGCTCTTTATTTTTGTTTCAAGTTTGGAAGGGGTAACAGGAAGTTGCACACCATCCAAATAAAATGTATATGCCATTATTCATGCACCCCTTCCGCAGCAGTATCAAGAATTTCTGTGAAATCTTCATTCCACTTATCCATAACACCATCTATATCCATTTCAGAACTGATGTTGTTGTTATTGGTTTGGTTCACTGTGATTTCAGCAGTAGTGAATCTGTTGATTGCTTCACGCTCTGCAATATCAATCATGTATTCCAGGGAATCTTCAAGGGCATCCATAGAATCAGCCATTGCAGCAGTGTTTCCAGCAGTATCACCAGTATTGCCATAAATACCATCAAGGCTTGAACCAAGATTGAAGGCATCCAAGCTATCAGAATCATCACCGCTTCCACCAAAGAAGCCACTTACCTTATCTGCAACACTATCACCCCAAGCTGCACCAACATTAAAGGCATCAGAAGCCCAACCATCAGTGAAGGTATCAAAGGTATTGAATCCACTGGAAAAGGCATCTGCAACGCTTGTATAGGATTCCTTGCTTCCATAAGCTTCGGCGGATTTAGCAGCATATTCATCTGCCTTTGCACTGATTCCTGAATAATCGAATTTCACAAAAGGCAACTTGTTCAATGCTGCACAAATACCTTCAACCACTGTTAAAGCAGTTGCAAGCAAGCCATAGAACCAACCCTGAACACTTGCAATTACATTGTGAAATGCAGTTCCAATGTTGGAACAAACAGCACCTAAAGCATTCCAAATACCAAGGGCAACATTTGCTACAACCAAAGCAGCGTTTTTAACTGCCTGAATTGCAACATTGATTCCACCTGTGATAACTCCAAAGAAGCTGTTTGCAACACCAGTTGTTTTAGCTATCCACTGACAAACAACAATGATTGCAGCAATCACCGCTATAATCAACAGAATAATCCAGGTTAAAGGACAAGCCATTAAAGCTGCATTCAATCCATGTTGTGCAACTGTTGCACTGAAGGTTGCCCCAGCTTGCATCATATCAGCAGCAGCTTTAACCTTTGCTGCCAGTGCTTGTGCTGCAAGAATTCTATTTGTGATAAGGGAAACAGCGTTATAAGCAATGAAAGCTGCCACAACCGCCCAAATTATAGGTTCTATCCAACTCCAATTGTCATAGACAAAACCCGCAACACCAGCAATTGCATTAAAAGCAGCCAAAGCAACACCAGCAAGGGTTGTAATTGCCCCAATTGCACCAGTGGTAAGCTGTTCAAACCTATCACTGTTTGCAATCTCATTGATTTTGTTCAGAACAGGTTGAAAAGCCATCAGTGCAGAATTCTTAATGGATTGGCAAATTTGCCCTGTTGTCTTTGGCATTGCTTCAAACTTTGCATTGATTTCATCTGTTGCAGCAAACATGGCATTCTTGACAACATCAGCAGTAATTTGTCCTTCACTTGCCAGCTGTCTAATAGTGCCAATAGGAACATCCAAGTAATCCGCAATACTTTGAATCAAGTTAGGGGCTTGCTCAAAGATGGAATTCAATTCATCACCACGCAGAACACCTGAAGCAAGTGCCTGTGTAAGCTGAAGCATAGCATTAGAAGCTTCTGATGTGGATGCACCCGAAATAGTCATTTGCTTCTGAACAAGGTTTGCAAAGGCAACAACTTCTTTTGTACCGCTGAAAGCATCACCAGCATTGTTACCAAGTTTAGCAACAACAGAAGCCATATCACCGAATGAACCCCTTGCATCTTGTGCAGACTGATAAACCAAGGTCATTAGTTCATCAGTGGTTTGAAGTCCATCATTCATCAGATTCAATCTTGCTTTTGTTTGGGTCAGTTCATCAGAAATATCAAATACTTTCTTCAAACCAATCATGCCACCAATAGCAGTAGCAATGCCCAAGAACTTAGATTTCAAATCAGAAGCAGCACTTTCACCATTCCTAATGGATTCATTGAACTGATTCTGTTGCTGTTGTGATTGTCTTATGCTATCTTCAACACTGTCAAGCTGTGTTTCAACCCTTGCAAGTTCATCCCTTGCATTTCTGATTTCTGAAGTATCAACAGAATTGGAAGATGCTGTTTGCATAGCTTCAAAACTGTTTAGCACAACATTCAGTGCTTTGTTCATGGAACGCAAAGCGGGGGACATACTATCATACAACTGAATTGATGTTCTAATAGTAGCCAATCTTTTTTCACCTTCCTTTCTGTAAGAGTAAAAAAAAATAAGGGGAATTATCACAAAATCCTTGTAACAATCCCCCAATTAGTGTTTCTTAGTCTTAGCTTTTATCTTCTTTTCTTCTTCCTTGTCATGCTCAATTTTTAATTGAATAGAAGCAACGATAAAAGCCCTTTCATTTCTTGGAAGATTTAGAAATTGAGAAGGAAGCAAGTTAAACTTGTGAAGGCAATAATAAGCAATGGTTGCTTCACTATCACCTTCAACTATTAGTTTTTTACTTCATCCACCTTTTCTTCAAAGGAAATATCAAAACCGTTGACTTCCTGAATCTTAGTAAGGTAATCTGCATATTCACCAGGGGTTAGCATTGCTTTAAGCAAGGCATCAGAACCCATAACCCCATAAGAATTCTGAAGTTCAGCATCATCCAAGTTAGGGAATACAGTACATTTTGCAGCAAGCCTTCCAAGATAAAGGTTGTAATCTGTTTCCATAGTAAACTGGTTACGCTTACCAGGAACAGCAACCCGCTTAGTGCAATCCTTTCTAAGTTTTTCATCCTCACTGGATGTAATACAAGCAATTTCCCATTCAATAGGCTTGTTGGTTTCATCAACAAAGCGTTTAGAAGCAATATGCTTGATATTTTCAACCTTCAGTGCATTTTCAGCAAGAAAAGCAGAAAGATTTCCCATAATTAAACCATCCTTTCATTAAAAGGGGGCAACCCTTTAATAATTAAAGGATTGCCCCACATTTTTTAATTACATCATGCCACTAAGCAAAGTGAACTTTTCAGGAATTTCAAAATCTTCAAATGTGAAATCCATATCTTCATCAAGATATTCTGCATCAGCATCAAACTTGGTAAGAAGTCCGCCATCCATGTTGCAATCTTTAAGAACAACAGTCTGTCTACCAACAGAAGAAGTTGCATCCTCATTAGTTACCTGAATATCAAAGTAAATATCTTCACCAGTATTCTTGTAACGAAGCATCAATTCTCTGAAGATGGAAGTGTTGTAATGGAAGGTTGCAGAACCAGTTCCCTTCCAACCAGTAGACTTATTGCCCTTACCAGTCTTGCCAAGAATAGGAACTTCACTTTTGTTTTTCTCAAAGCTTGCTTCAAGATTGATTGCTTGCATGAAGCAATATCTGTTTCCTTCAATGGTTACAAAGCATTCAGCCAGGGAAGCAGAAACAGCATCTTTAGCATTCATAATGTTGCCCATTGTTCAATCCCCCTTTCATTACTCTACAATAACTGTCATGTAAAGCTGTGCCATAGCATTAACAGGGGTTACATAGTCAGTAACCACAACTGCTTTCTTGGTATCGCCCTTTGAAACAGTTACCCTATCAGGTTCAAAGTTTTCAATTGCTCTGATTGCTTCAAGTTCCTGATGATGCTTAACAATATCATTCCACAAAGAAATTCTGCCAGCGTTATCATTTGGAACTTTGCCCAAATACTTAGTATTGAACAGGGAAGCAATATCATTGCCAATTTGGTCAAGAACTCTGATAGTTTGGTTAGAACCAAAATCAGAACTTTTGCCATCAGTGAAGGAAACAAAAGTGTTAATATCTTCAAGGATTCTGATAGAATCATTAACCTTGTGGAACATCAACTTACCATCACCAATTCCAGCTTCAAGCTGCTGCTGTGTATAGTTTACATCAACATCATATTCACCAGTATAAGTAGCATTGGTAAGGCTCTTATTTACTTCACAACCAGCTTCAGCACCAGTTACCCAATAAACAAGGTTGCCAGTTTGGGTATCAGTGTTATCATCAGCAACCACTTCACCAACAAGCTTGTTTTCAACAGAAATGATTCCTTCATAGTCAGCAGAAGCATACTTGTAAAGAACACACTGGAACTTTACACCAACTTCATCACGCATTCTTCTTGTCCAAGTAGCAAACAAACCCTTGATAGTATCATCATTGGAAGTTGTGCCAATGGTATTGAAGGAATAGCTTTCCATTGCATCCAGGAAGCTTTGATAGTTTGCATCAAGTGTGCTGCCATCAGTGCCACCGCTGCAATAAACCCCAGCAGTAATAGCCAAAGCGTTATTTGTCCAGGTTACATAGTCATTTGCTTTAAGTTCAGAAGCAGCAGTTACACCAGTTTGTTCATCTACCAAAACACCATCAAATTTGGTCTGAACATCAAAAACAGGTTCAAGTTCAGTATAACCTTCACCAGCAGAAATGATAATCTGAATCACATTGCCCCTTGTACCAGGATGCTTTGCGACCGCATAAGTGCAAGAAGCTTTTGCACCACCGCTGTTAAGCTTGTAAAAATGGCAAGCTTTCACATTCAGGAACAAATCTCTAAGCCCCTTCAGTTCATCAGCAGTATAAGGATAACCGAAAATCTTCAAAGAATCTTTCTGAAATTCTTCATTAGTTACTGTAAATACAGTGCCATCAGCACCCCAACCAAGGATAATGGGGAAAGCTGCAACACCTCTATCAGCAAGGGTTGCAGAAGCAGCAGAAGCACTTACAAAGTTAATGTAAGAACCAGGAAGAACTTTATTCTGTGTAACAAAAGTACCACCGCCAAGTGCCATTATTATTTCACCTTACCTTTCATAAATTTTTCAATCAAAGCATCCACTTCATTCATAGTGTAAGCTTTGTGTTCATCAAGAAGCACTGTCAACAGGTCAACCCTATTAGCATACTTCTTGAATTTCAAAATGTTTTCTTTAGTAAAAGTAACAGGTTTAGTTTTAGGTTCAACCTTTACTTCTACCGCAGATTCAGTTTTTGCCATAAAAACTTCACCTTCCTTAAATAGTGTGTTCATCAACAGAAATTGTTTCCATTTCATCTTTCACTTCAGGTTTTACAAGGAACATATTGTAATTTACCCTGAAATGAAGCACACCTTCCACAATCTCATAATTCATTGATGTTCCATGAACCAAGTCATTATTCACAAGGGTTATATATTCCAAGGCATCAAACAAGTTGCAAGCAACATTGTTCAATTCAATGTTATCCCCATCAGTTGCGGGGAAATACTGAACATCAAATGGATGTTCCCTGAAATATCTATTCCCTATAAGCTTTGTTTGTGAAGGGGCAAGAACAGCAATAAAGAAGCAAGGTTGTTCCAAACCTTGTACAACATCAGTATCACCATATATTTCATACCCTTCCCCAAATACTTGGTTCAGTTTAATGGATATACCATCCATAATATCTTTAACCATTAAAACATTCCCCCAAGTATTTCTTTAATTTGCTTTCAAGGATTTTAGGGGCTTGTGATTGCAATTCCTGTTCTGAAATTGTCAACATGAACTTGCCCTTTACCCATCCTTTGTGGTTGCGGGTTCTATGCCCATACTCAACATAGGAAGCATAATTTACAGGGTTCACAATTTCAATCTGTATCATGTTTCCTGATTTTGTAATGGGCAAGGAAGCAACATAAGCTGCTGCATCAGATTTACCACCTGATGCAGCTTCAGCTTCTGTTCTTGCTGTCCAACCCCTTCTTAAAGTACCGCCCATTTTACCTGTTGAAGCTGGATAATCACCAACAGGGGTTCTTTTAATCACCTTTGCTAACAGTCTTGCAACTAATTCTTTAGCACAAGCAGTGCAAAAAGCATCAAAATCATTGCCTTCCAACTTCTTTATTCGTTCTTGAAGGTATTTCAGTTGTTTGAAATCACATCTTCCCCAAGTTGCCATTTATGCCCATCCTTCAAACTGTTCAAGCAATATTTCCTGATGATGTGTAAACACACCAGGTTCACCGCTTGCCTTATAGGTGTAAGTTTTGTTGTTGCGGGTAATCACGATTTTTGAACCCGCTGGAATATCAAGTTCATTCCCAACAAAAAGCTTCACCCTTTGAACAACTAAAGGGGTATGGTCTGCTTCTGTTGTTGAAGTTAAGGTTTCAAAAGATAATTTACAGGGTTGATTTTCATACAGTTTATAATCAGCGTAAACAGTGCGTTTAGTAGTTGCATCTGTTGTTTTTTCTCTGATGTAAACAGTGCAACTATCTTTCCAAAGCTTTTCAAGCATTGCCCTTACCATGCCATGCACCTATATCTTGTAAGTTCAGGTTCACCATAGCTTTGAAGGTAAGCAATCAAAGAATCCAAACGCTGTTCAGGTGTGGTAGAACCTTCACCCAAAGCAAAGGTAATACTTGTATCACCTTCATGAATCTGTTTAGCTGCTGCATCCAAATCAAACCCTGTTAAACTATCAGAATCAACCCTTTTCTTCTCAAACAGGAAATTACCACAAACCATATCAACTTCAACCTGATAAAGTCCTTCAGGAACAGAAGTTAGGTTGCAACTATTCTTGATGTGTGCTTCAGTTTTCTGAATTACAAAGTTCAGAACAAACAAATCTGTAGAACCTTCTGTTTCATCAACAGTGTACCCAAGGCTTGCAAGTCTTTGTTTCACATCATCAATCATAGCCATAGCAATTCACCGCCTAAGTTAGCCCCTGGAAATGATTTTGGCAATAGCAACAGCCTTGTGGTTGATGTAGCTTCTATCAGAAGCCTGTGT